CCAATATTGCTCTGCTTCCACCCATTGCAGCTTGATTTGCCATCGTTGCTATTGAGCGACTTAAATCTTCTCTCTGTCTATCTGCACCCAAAGTTGAAACTTGTAATGCTAAATTTGGATTTACAATCTCTTGCCTTTTATAATTATCAATAGCTTCTTGGGTTTTTTTCGCTTGTCTGTTTGCTGCGGAAGTTTGAAGTAAACTTGTTCCTGCTGAAACTGCGGTTGTTATTAATGGTACTGCTACTGCTGCTGGCATATTGTTATATTTTTGCGATTAATTCACTGCAATTGTCACTGCTTTCTACAAGTCCGATTTCTTTAAAGTCTTTTACGAGTAATGGATTTTCTGCCCAAGTAATAAGGTATTCAAATCCCATTTCTTTACAGTAATCAATCAGCGCCTTCAAAAATTCTTTCCTTGTGTCTTTCGGAAGTTTAGTTTTATAAAATGGATTTCGGGTTATAAAACCTATCTGTGCCATTTTACTGTTACTCTTCCAAACAAATCCTGCGTATATCGGTTCTTTGTTTTCTGTATTGTATAATATCAATCCCGTGTCTGGGTACATTCCTTTTGGTAGTGCGTGTAACTTCCAACCTTGTAACCAAGAATTGACATTATCAATATCTCCTTCTTCTAATAACCGATATTGTAGATTTAACTTTTGCATTGAAACAAAAATACATTATCATTGAGCGAAATGTGGGTTTGCTTAACTATTGATTATTTTTAATTATATAAAATACGCAACACACAATATTTGTAAAGCACCATTGTTAGTTGGTTATACAAAATGCGCATTGCGTCTATTTGAGAGTTAGTGGCAAGCGTAAGACGACCACTGCACAGCCATAGCATTTGCAACACCATCAAAGGTTTTGCTCCTAATTCTTGACACTTCTTTTAAGTTTCCCTTTCCTTGCTTTAATGTTTCTGCATACCAAGATGATACAACCTTTCCCAAATTTGCCCTTTCATTATCAGGTTCAACAATATTTGTAGGTTCTAATTTTGGTAATCCTTTCAACCATAAGCAAGTCTTTTTATTTACACTATGCCCGTATTCATAAGGTTTGATTATTTGGTCAGGTTTTCGACATCCAGTATTCAAATAACCAACAGGGTTTTCTATTGCAATCAAGGGGCAATCATTCTTGTAAATCATTTTAGCAAATTCCATAGCTTCATCTCTTAATCTCAATCGGTTTGCTCTGTATTCGTCAGTTGCTCCTTTTCTTGTTAAATTACACATTCCTGCGTTGGTTAAGTAAGTGCAGGGCGGAAACGCTATAATCATATCCCATTTTAGTTTCAATACTTCCGTTACATCGTGTTGCAAATGCCATTCTTCGTGTCCACCGCTTTGTGGTAATAAATCACAGCTAAATGCTTCGTGTCCTAATTTGCGTAATTCCTTTGTAACAGATTGGCTTTCCTCACAAGCAACAAGCACTCGGAGAACGCCAGCCGATAACACGGGTTTGGCAAAATGGCTGTTCAGTTCTTCTATCAACATTTGTTTTTAATTTAAAGTTTAGTAATTCTATTTAGGTTCGGGTTCAGCCACTTCGCCAAGCCCGATAACGTTATAAGCAAGCTGCTACGTTCCCGCTTCGTTTGACAATTCCGTTTGAAAAGAATTAAAAAAAAGCCCACCGCACTCTTTAATACGAGTTTCAATATTCTTATAATAATCTTCTGAAATTTCACTTCCTATGTAGTTTCTGTTTGTATTAATTGAAGCAATCGCAGTTGTTCCGCTACCCATAAAGCAATCATAAACCAAATCATTTTCATTACTCCAAGTCTTAATATGGTCAGTTGCTAATTGTAAAGGAAATTGAGCAACGTGGTTTGCTGATTTTCCACCTCCTACTTTATAACTCCAAACATTACCAATTTGCTTTTTATCGCCTGTTGGTTTTGCTTGTTTATCGCTTCCCTCTCTTTGTCTAATTCCTGTTTCATAAGTGCTTCTACTTCTTTTTATAACCTTTCCAGCGTGTATGCAATCAACTAAAATTGGATTAAATGTATTTGGCTTCCCTTTGCTTAAAACAAACATATACTCAAATTCTTGCTCATACCTTTTATGCGTTAATGGTGCATAGTTTTCTTTTCTATAAATCATTGTATCGTGTAGGTTAAATCCAATCTCTTTAAAGTATAATGCTTGCTTAAACGATGTTCCACTTTCGCTTCCATTTATTGTTGCATCAGCAACAACCCAAACCACTACTGCACCTTGCTTTGTAATTCTAAATAACTCTTTGGCTATATCTTCAAAAGCAAATGAATAACCTTTGTATTCTCGTAAGTTATCATAAGGCGGTGAAGTAACCGTTAAGTCAATGAAATTATCAGGCATTTTAGCCATTGTCTCAAGGCAATTCTCGTTGTATATTTTATTTATTTCCATCCCTCTTTTTTTTAATTCTTTTGTTTAGTGCTTCGATTGAAGTTTCCGTTTAATTAACCGCTGCCAGCGTATAACAGCGGTTTTGTGCTATTTGCCCCATCAACATTTTTGGTAAATTGAAGCCTTGTGCAAGGGGCAAACAGACACAAAGCCGCAAAACGTTATAGGTCATTTACACGAACCAACTTTTCTTCCATTTCCCTTTCGTATGGGACATATATGTGTCTTACCACCCAATACTCTTTATCTGTATATTGAATAGTATATCTCCAATCATCGTTTGTCCCATACAAAAGTTCTACCCTCTGAAGTAAACGACCTATAACATCAGATATACGCAATTCTGTCTGCGTTCCATCTGAAAGTTTTTCTGTAATTTTTAAGCTTTCCATATCTATTTAATTTAGTGTTAGAACTGCGTATATCTGAGAACCGTTATATGAAATGCCTTGCTGACGTGTTCCAATTGAAGTTCCGTGAAGGAAAAACAAAAAGAAAAAAGCCACCGCACATTTAATTTAGTTCTTTGATACATTCTTTTAAGTATTTATAAATCTTCCAAGTTTGAATTTTTGGAGTACTTATACACGGATATAAATTTTTCCAATCAGTAGTTTTCATTACTTCTAAAACTTGTTGTCTGTACTGCTCATTGTTAATTAAAATATAGTTTTCTTGTGCATATTCGCCAATAAACTTTGTTTCTTTTCCAATATTTCCCCAAGCACACATACCAAAATCATAATTAGTCGGCTTTGGGTATGTTCCACCTCTGCGATATTCCAATACTGTTACATCTTTCAATGTGTAGTCAATTGGTGCTTTGTTCAAGCCGTTCTTTGGTCTTGTGTAAATGTTAAAACAACATTGTAATTTCACACCGCTATACTCAATTATTGGTAACATTTCAGAATGGATTAAATCAAACTCATACATTTGTTGGTTGTTTTTATATTGACTCACAGGTAGTATAAAAGCAATGTAATCACCCATTTTAGTCGCTTGTTTATAAAACCCTACACTTAATGTGTTCCTTGTTCCGAATGGTGGGTTTCCGATAAATAACCTCCCACTTTTATAAGGCAATTCAAGTTTTAGAAAATCTTGTTTAATTATGCTTTCGTGTTCGGGTTCTAAATCATAAGCAATGCAGTTTGGTATCTGCAAACTAAAACTTCCATTACCTGCACTTGGTTCAATAGTTTCGGTTATTTGTAATCCTAACCCATTTACTACATCAATACAATGTTTTGCAAGTTCTTTTGATGTATAATATTTATCTAAATTTATTTTTGCCATCCCTTCTTTTTATTTAAAATTTTTGTTTCGTTCTTCGTATCAAGTTTATCCTAAATTAACCGCACCAGCAGGTAACAAGCTATAAAAGCCATTGAAAAAAACGGCTCTTATAGCCGATACGTTAGGCGTTATTCACTGAAATTAAAGTACAACGGAACAGGAATTAGCGTGTCACGACCACTCATTAATCAGGTTGACGGTTTCAGATGCCTCATGATTGGTGCAAGTAGTGGGTGGGTGGAGGTGAGGTAGGTAGCGGGTTACGTACCGTATTGGTTTTATTTACGCATAGCGCAAATATGTGAGTTAGGCGTTATTCACCAAACACGTAATCAAAGTATCTAATTAATTCGTTTGTTTCTTCATTTAAAGCAAGCAACCACTCTTTATTTTCTTCGCTAACTTTAATGTCTATTTTGCCATTTACACCATTTCTCCAATTAATCAACGCACGGTGCATCCTTGCATATTTTTCATAGAAATTACCATTTAAGGTTAGTTCTCCGTTTTTAACATCATCATTTGGATGAAGAACAACGCCTAACACAGTATTGCCAATAGTGGCATTGAAGTCGTTCTTTGGGGTTTCGTTTTCTGTTTTCATTTTATTTGTGTTTTGAAGTTAATTTTTTAGTTGTGCCACCATCGGCAATACCCGAACCGTTAGTGGCAAGCAGGTTGACCGCTCCGAATGAACATTTATGGAAGTAATTTTTTATTTTTTTTCCCTCCCTCTTTTGCCCTTGGGGGCAATTTGGTTTTAGCTAATTCTTCCAATTTCGCTTCCACGTAATTTTTAAAGTTCGTTCCGTTTTCAATCGCTTGAATTGAAAGAGCCTTAACAGCTTCATTGGATAAGTCTATGTTCTTTCTCATAAAATCTCAATTAAAGATGGGCAAATGTGCGTAAAACTGTTTTTGCCATTGGAAACTACAATGATATTTCCGTGTTGAATGGAAATTGATGGCGTTTCTTTTTTTGATGCTTTCAAATAAAATTTTTCTTCCAAATCTTCCTTTGAAATAGTTCCCCAGTAGCTTACAAATTTGCGTGATAAGCTCCAATTGGCTTTCAAATGAACTTCAATGCCTTTTACAATTACTTTCATTGTTTCGGGATGTTCAGCTATTACTTGCTTCCAAACTTGCTCAACATCATTCTGATTGCTTCCACTATGACCAACGTGTGATGTAGCATTTGGCAATGTTGTGTAATCAATTTGCGGATTTAAAATTTGGTTCTTAGTTCCGCTTCTAAGGTTTGAAATTTGCGTTTTCATATTGTTTGATTTTTAGATTGATAAAAATGCGTTAACTGCTTCTTGAGTGTATTTTTTTGAAAAATGTTGTTTTCTAAATGGGTTTCCAGCAGTGTTTAACCACTTTCCAAATTCAACTATTCTTTTAGCTTCTTTAATCGGGGCTAAGATGTCAGCAGAAGCCTCTTTGTTTGCAGCTAATTTAGCTTTGCTTTCGGCTGCTTTTTGGTCTGCTTTTACTTCTTCTTTTAAAAAGAATAATTTCCATTCTTTCTCTAATTCTTTATTACCAGCTAAAATTGAAGTAACAATGTTGTTATGAAATTCGCAACGTTGTTCAGCAGCAGCCCAGCCAATGTATTGTGGCTCGTAGCTTTCAACTGTTCTTTCAACTAACATAGCGTTGTAAGCTCTTTTAGCGTTTTCGATTTGTTTTGATGTGTATTCCATTTTTCCGTTGTTTTAATTTGATGACACAAATATATATCAGGTATATGATATACACAAACTTTTGGGCAATTATTTTTCAATTATTTTCTAAGTAATTGATTTTCAATAAGAATAATTTTTGCCCACCGCACAAAAAAATAAAAAATTACCGTGCTTCGATTGAAGTTTCGTGCTAAATAACCCATAATTAAATATTTTCTCCCACCCGATTAATACAAGTTTTGTAGTACGTTTCATTTTTCTCAATCATTATATAATTTCGGCTAAGGTTCTTTGCTGCTAATCCAGTTGTTCCACTTCCTGCGCAATTGTCTAATACCAAATCACCTTCGTTGCTAAATGTTTTTATAATTTCCTCAATCAGCTTTAGTGGTTTTTGTGTTGGGTGTAAAGCACTCTTTTGTTTATCAGTGGCAAACTTCCAAACACTTTTCGGGTATCGCTCTGTGCTGTCGTATGTACTCAATCCATATTCTCCATAGTTTGTAGTTTTTTTGCTGTCCCTTTTATGGTGTGCTGTGCTTACTTTTCTTTCGTGTCCAGTTGTTTTTTGTGGGTTATAAGCTGGTAAGTGTTTATAAAAAACAAGTATATCTTCGTGGCTTCTTAATGGCATCTTCTTAGAGTTTAAATGTCCAGTTGGTGTAGTTTTCTCCCAAATCAAATTGTATCGGTGTAATTTATCATTTGAAAGCATCAACCTTGCAGAAAATTTATCCTGTCCAAAAAGAACTATTGCACCATTGGTTTTGGTTACTCTTTCATATTCGCCCCACAACATCTTCAGGTTAATCACGCTATCCCATTTGTTTTTAGTAACACCATAAGGCAGGTCGCAAATAATCAAATCAATAGTCGCATCATCAATTAGTTTCATTACCTCAAGGCAATCTCCAAAATATGTTTTATTTATCTCCATTTTTACTCTCTAAAAATTTTATGTAATCAAGTAGCTCTAAGTAAGAGAAAAATAATATAGCCTCACTTTTATTTTCAAATGTATTTGGCTCTACATATTCTCCTGTTTCTATCACGTTTTTAGGTTTTTCCATCGCTCAAAATATTTAATTATTACTGCTGTTCTTCAATTCAAATTTTGTGCTGTAAATCCGCCCATACTAAGGCATAACAGCACCTATGTCGCAACCTTGCCGCAGGCGCAACACAAGGCTGCGCATAGCTGCAAAACGTTAGTGGCAAGCGTAGGACGACCCAAACGAGCCGACCTATACACCACAAAATTTAATCTTCGACTAACTCATAAGTCATTTCAAATATATCCGGCTTACATGGATAAAATTCACCTTTCACACCCTTTATAATAAAGTCGCCTACTGTGGCTCTCATTTCGCCTTCAAGAGTTTGGATATAAATATCCGTTCCATTGTGCCAAGCATTAGGTTTGTCTTTACCTTGATTTGCCCAGTTGCAAATAGCATCCATTGTAGGACTGCCAACTTCATTGTTTGTAGTGAATTGTTTTGCTTCAATTACCACAGGCTTTTTTCTATACTTTGCCATTTTATTTGATGGATTTTTTTAAGGTCGTTGGTAGTGTTTTTGAGTACAAATCAAATAGCGATTTAAATAATTCTTTTCTAATAGGGTCATTTAAAATAGCCTCTCTTTGCTTTTGATAATATTTATTCTCTTCCATCCTCTTATTTACTTACCGGTTTCTCATATTCTCGTAGCATCAGATCAATTCGCCTGATGATTTCGGCTTTATGCTTCTTTGGTATTAACCTGCCGTGATAGCGCACTAATTCGCAGCCGTATGGGTTGTTGTGTTTTTTAGGCATGGGTATTAACGAACAAGGTAATGTAAGATAACTTTTTTATTTCCTTCCTTATCAGTTTCGTGCTGCTTTACTCTTGCAAAAGAATATTTTCCTTCACAAGTTAAGTGAAAGTTTTTACTCTCACCATGAAAGCGATTCTTTTGCTTGATCTGTCTTCGTTGCCTCCTGTTTGGTGAATTATGTAAGTAATTTCCTTTAATTGGGTTGGCTAATAGCCCATCATCGCTATAAGTTTTTACATACGGGGTGTTGATTTCTATCATATCTTTATGTTTTTAATTTCCCTGCAAACATACGCACAAAATACGTATCTGATACGTATGGATGAAAATAAAAGTTTTGTCCGTGAGTGTCAAAGAGTTAGGAAATAATTGTAAAATATATTTGGTATATACGTATATCTGATATATACTTGCAGAAATATTTAATGCATGAAACGCAAACGCAAATTAATTGATCTTGACCCCGAAGTGATTAAAACACTGTCATTCGAGGCAATTGAGAACAGTACCACGTTCAAGCCATTGGCAGAATCAATATTAACCAATCACGCAAATAAGATTAAAAAGAGAAAGAAATGAAAGTACAAAGCATTTGGGTTAACTCCCTTAAAAAATTCATGTCATTATGCGAACTTCCCGAAGTATGTGACTCAGGAATTACAGTAACTAAAAACGGGGAAATGATGTTTTACGTAAAATTCATGTAACATGAAAACAACAATTGTACATACGCCGACACAGAAGTCCTATGACGAACTGATGGAGATAGTAAAAAGCGAATTAAAAGACGTTGAGGCTTTTAAAGTTAATATTTGGGGACAATACACGACTCAAACTTGCGTAAAGATTAATGAAGCTATGACAACATACTCCCCGAAAGAATATTACAAAAAACATCATAAGGACATCCCAATAATTTCACTCAAACAATTCAAAGATCAAATGAAAACGAAAACGCCAACACCCGCAGCGAAAAAGTCTGCAATTCAGAAAGAGCAAATCATTTATCAATTTATCACCACTACCAAAACAAAGTGGCAAATCATCAAGATTGGGAAGGAGTACATGACCCGTCACGTATCACCAAATGGTAATATCCTTGCCCTTAATCCAAAGCAGTTTAACCGTGTTCAGAGTGCGTTTAAGAATATTAGGGTAAATGCAGGGGCGCAGTTGATGCTCAATAAGGCTGCGAAAGTAATGAAACTGCCGCTAACCAATATTAGTTCTTATCAGAAGTGTTACCTTAAATAAATGACCGACTATATCACACTCACAGATCACACAGAGGATTCAAAGCCTATTCCTGTTAAGGTGTATTTTAACTTTAACGATGAAGATGGTGACTGCGAAATAATTTCCATAAAATACGGGCACGAGGTAATATCACCCCGTCAAATGGATGCGAAGTTGCATCCTGATCTGATTAGTGATATTGAGTCAGAAATCGAAAGGTATTCAGAGCAAAATAGGATTAAAGGAGAAATTACCCACCGCTTCCCGTAAAAAAGTAGACTTTAATCCGGCAACAGTCGTTAGGTTTCAAGCTGGCAGGTTATGAGATCAAAACAGTCGGGCGGGAAGTTTTTAAAAGAAACAAAAATAAATTCACTATAAAAAAGCAAAAAGATGTCAGAAGCACTTCAAAAACAACAACAATCGGCAGTATCGTTACTGCAACAAGACAATGTAAAAAAGAAATTTGCTGAAATTCTCGGTAATAAGTCGGCAGGTTTTATCACCTCCGTGCTATCAGCGGTCAATTCTAATGCCATGTTAAAAAATGCCACACCAAACTCGGTTTACATGGCAGCAATGATGGCAGCAGCACTCGATCTTCCCGTAAATCAAAATTTAGGGTTTGCGTACATTATTCCTTACAATTCTAAAGTAAAGGGAGAAAATGGTGAACCTGATACATGGGTGGTTAATGCTCAGTTTCAAATGGGTTATAAAGGATTCATTCAACTTGCTCAAAGATCAGGACAATACAAAACCATTTCAGCAGCACCAGTTTATGAAGGTCAATTGATTTCGGAAGACCCGTTAAAGGGTTTTGAATTTAATTGGACTGCAAAAAAGAGCGATAAGATCATTGGATATGCCGGATATTTCGCTTTAATTAACGGATTTGAAAAAACACTTTACATGAGTGTTGAAGAACTGCAAAAACACGGGCAAAAGTATTCCAAAACCTACAACCAAAACAGTAGTAAGTGGAAAACAGATTTCGAAGCAATGGCAATGAAAACGGTAATTAAATTACTACTTTCAAAGTTTGCGCCCCTTTCGGTTGACACGGTTATGCAAAAGGCTATTGTTGCAGATCAGGCGGTGATTAATGACTCCGAAACACTTGATGTAACTTACACGGATTCAACCGATGTAACCGAAGAAGAAAAGCCGGAATTAACACCCGAACAACTCAAAAAGCAAACCATCATCGAACTGATTAAAACGGCTGAAAGTGAAAAGGAAGTTGATAAGCAGGTTAAACACCTTCCAAATGATAAAGATGTACTTGCAGCAGCACTTGACCGTAAAAATGAACTCGAGAATCAAGATGCTAAAAATTAGAGCCTCAAAATTGGGTGCTATCATGACAGATAGTAAAACCAAATCAGATTCTCTCGGAGCGACTTGTCGGTCGGCTCTGAGGGATATTTGGATCGCTGAAAAATACCATCGTATCAGGGACTTCTCAAATGTTATGATCGAAAAGGGCAATAAGAATGAAAACATAGGGATTCAAATGTTATCGCTCAAATTCCGTGATTTATTTGAAAAGAACGAGCAGCATTTTGAAAACGATTATTTCACCGGAACACCTGATATTATTGATACAGAATACCTTTATGATGTCAAGTGTTCCTGGTCACTTCACACCTTTTTCGATGCTGATCTGAATAAAGATTACCACGCACAAGGTCAGGTTTACATGGAGCTTACTGGCAGAAAAAAATATAGGCTTTGTTATGTTCTTACTGATACACCCGAGAAGCTAATTCAACAGGAAATTCAGAAGATACTTTACAAATGTGCCGATCCGACATTATTACCTGACATTGATCAGGGGGTTCGTTCGCAGTTAACTTTTAATGATATTCCAAAGGAAAGCCGTGTTAAGGTGTTTGAATTTAATCACGATCCTGAGTTTATTAAAAAAGCCTGTGATAAAATTGACCTTTGCCGAAAAGAATATGAGAAATTTACACTTTAATCCCATGAACCTCCAACTCCAATTCCCGCCCCACACCAAAGAGCGAACTGATGAAGGTACTAACCAGGTTCAGGCACTTAGTCAAAAGTTCGCAGGGGACAATAAGAAGCTCATGGATTACTGGGAGAATACGGGTAATGAATGGATATCAAACCACCTCGCCCGTGAACTTGGGATCAGTAGTTATGTCTCCGCCCGTGTTAAGGATTTGCGGTATTTGGGAGTGGGGATTGAAACACAAAAAACAGGAAGAATAACAGAATTTAGATTGATAATTCATTAATTAATATAAACTAAAAAAACAAACATGGAAAAGTATTTTATTGTAAGAGCAGATCGCGCTGGAGTATTCTTTGGCAAAATTAAAGAAACAAAAAGTAACGAATTAATCGTAATGACAGATGTTCGCAAAATCTTCTATTGGGACGGGGCTTGTGCTGTCGAGAAAATTAGTCAGGATGGGGTTAATAATAACAGTAAATTAACTGTTGTTATTCCAGAAATGACAATTTCAAATCCTGTTCAGGTAATTGAGTGCAGCGAAAAAGCAACTGAAAAATTAAAATCTCACAAAGCATGGAAAAAGTAGAAGAATTCCTGAAAGTTAGCTATGGCTATGGCTATGGCTCTGCCTCTGGCTATGGCTCTGGCTATGGCTCTGGCTATGGCTCTGGCTATGGCTATGGCGATGGCTATGGCGATGGCGATGGCTCTGGCTCTGGCTATGGCGATGGCTCTGGCGATGGCTCTGGCTATGGCGATGGCTCTGGCTCTGGCGATGGCTATGGCTATGGCTCTGGCTATGGCTATGGCTTATTAACCTATAATTCTAATAAAATTTATTTGATTGATGGCATTCAAACTATTATTCATTCTGTAAAAGGTAATGTCGCAAAATGTTCCATTGTTAATGCAGATTTGACACTCACAAAATGTTACGTTGCAAAAATCGGTAACTCCTTTGCTCATGGGGAATCTATTGAGAAAGCCATATCGGATGCAACCAGAAAGCATTTTTATAATTTGCCAGTTGAGCAAAAGATTGATGAGTTTCTTAATAAATTCAACAGCACAGACAAATATCCTGCTCAATTGTTCTATGATTGGCATACTACACTCACAGGAAGCTGTGATCTTGGTAAGGATGCCTTCATGAAAGAACACAGCATTTCACTGACCGACACAATGTCTGTTGCTAAATTTATTAGTCTGGTTCGTGGCAAATACGGTTCGGATGTAATTGAACAATTAGAAGAAAAGTTAAACAGTTTAGATTGAAGAAATAATGAAAAAAAGATTGAGGAAATATTAACCCACCCAAACAATAAGCCATGACCGACCAATTCTTTACCAAATCCGATATTGTAAGCGAATTACCCACTACTCAGTACATGGCAATGGTAAGCAATCAACTGAATTTATTGCGGGAATACAGGGCTTCCATGACAAGGGTGTTAATGTCCGGTAAGATCAATTCGCAGTATTCGGCCATTACCAAAGAGATTTACAGGCTCAATGATGAATACATGGCACTTTACAGAAAGTTAAAATTAACAAATAGATCAATTATCCGTCCCGCCTCAGTCGAGGTAGGTGATGGGTGCTAAAAAATAGAGAGATGGCAGAACAAACTGTATTATTTCCAGAACCAATTGACATTCCAGAGGCTCACATGAAGGCATTTATCGTGTGTAATAGTTCGCCTACACAAACATTTTACTTGCTTAAAGATAAAATACTCACAAAGTACGGACATCGGAATGATTACGATTTGCAGACCATAAAACAAACCTGCAATTCATGTGATGGAACAGGTAAGTTTAAGTGCCATTGGAAGCACACTGAAACCTGTTGGTCGTGTCTTGGTGATGGGGTTTTTAGAAGAAAGAAAATAATATTAGAGAGGTGGTTAATCAATGGGAATTTGTTTCATAAGCCGCTTGGAGAATTTATTTACACGCCATTTTCCGGTATAATCAAAAACGAAATTCAGGGATATATCAGGCATGAGCGGGTGGAAGGAAACCCGCAATATTGCCTGTATTATCTTATGTGGCATTATGACAGGGATATGTTTTTTAAATACCTGACAAGCGATGTTCAGTGCTACTACAAAAGGGAAAGATTAAAATTTCAAAGGTTGCTCAGGAAGCACAATCCATTAACTGCCATAGCTGAATTTCTACAAGTAAAAAAACAGGAAACGGACGATTTACCATTTTAACCCACTATAAAATGATCCCCACAAATATCGAACACAACTTTGCAGGTCACGTTCACGAGGCAATCGGACAGGGCTTGAATACCGAAATACTACTCAGATTAACCGGAGATCCGCTCTATGCTTTCAACGCCAAGCTGCGGGATGATAAATATACAATTGAGGAGAAAAACAAAATTTATACAGCTATTGAACAATGGAAACAAAACAAGTGATTATTAAAAATAAGGTGGAGGAGAAGCAGTTTTTAAAAGAAGCACATAAAAGGGGATGGAGGTGGGCTGGAGGCAGAAATGCGAGACAATACAAACCAAGTAATTATGAAGGCTTTTTATTTACTCCGTATTATATTGAAATAGAAGATGGTAAGTTAACTTGGGATCACATAAAAAAAAGACCAAAAAGATTAACCCTCGCCAAGTTCCTCGAATCTGTTGATAACTAATTTCACAAAATGAAAAACAGTTGTAGAAAAAACAATTATGTTTGCACCGGCTATTCAATGAAAAATCACGACTTACATACCAAAAGACCCGATACGAGGGATTTACAGTTTCAAAACGCTTATGCGAATTGGATAGCCAACTGTGATGAACTCGTATCGGGTTTCATATTTTAAGGCGCAATCATGGAAATAAATACTATTTATAAAGAATCATGCCTTGAAACCCTATCAAGGATGCCTGATAATTTTTTAGATGCGGTTGTTACTTCACCACCTTACTGGCAGCTTCGTGATTATGGCTACCCGGAACAATGGGGATTAGAGCCTACCTATCAGGAATATTTAGAACATCTTTGGCAAATGATGGATGAAATTTACAGGGTGCTGAAACCAAGCGGAACCGTGTGGATTAATTTGGGGGATACGTACCACAATGCAACTAAATGGGCATTTAAAAATGTTGCTCAAACTATATCAAATGGAAATGAAAGAAATTTTATAGCAAACAAAAAAATAAATCAGGGAGTTCCTGAAAAATGCCTCCTATTACTCCCGCACCGTTTTGCAATCGGTTGTATTGATAGGGGGTGGATTATGCGAAATGATATTGTTTGGGCAAAGAGAAACGGAATGCCGGAATCGGTTACTGACAGGTTTAGTAAGAAGCATGAGTACTTTTTCTTCATGACAAAATCAGAAAAGTATTATTTTGATTTGGATGCGGTAAAAGATCGTACCATTACAAGAGATTTTTTAGTTAGGGATCGTGACACTACAAAACTTAATAATACTCCCGGCAGAACAAAAATGGCGGGACTGAAAGAAAATAATTATGACTTTAAAAATCCCGGTTCAGTTGCTGACTTTTGGGATATTCCAACAAAGCCATCTTCGGTAGATCATTACGCAACTTACAATGATTCCCTTCTAAAAAAGCCAGTTCTGGCAGGTTGTCCTGAAGGCGGACTAATTTATGATCCATTTATGGGATCAGGAACTACGGCAGCCGTTTGTATTAGAGCAAAGAGAAATTTTATAGGTTCTGAAATGGGACAAAATTATTTTGATGAAGCTCAAAAACTGGTTAATTCTATGATTTCACAACCCTATTTATTGTAATTTATGGCAAAAAGATTCTTTGACACCGCAATTTTTGATGACGAATGGTTTTTTGAACTTACAAAAGACGGCAAACTGTTTTGGATCTACTTTTTAAGTAAATGCGACAATGCCGGACTTTTAAAGCTGAACACCAAGCTCGCAAAATTCCAGACAGGGGTTAACAGTATCGATACAGTATTAATAGAGTTAGGTAACAGGCTGGTAAGAGTATCGGAACAGTTATATTTTTGCCCGAAATTCATCAGTTTTCAATACCCGAAATTCCCGCAAAGCAACGCCCCGCAAGAGAAACAGGTGATTGAGCTACTTCAAAAAAATGGACTTTGGGATTTTGAAAAAAACAACTTTAGAGACAGTGTCGATACTCTATCGATAGACTTATCTAAGTCTTATGGTAATGGTAAAGGAAAAGGAAATGGTAATGGAGAAGAAAATAAAGGTGTCGAAAAAAATTTTTCAGAACCGGAAATTGAAGTTGCCGACAACGTACAACACCCATACCTCGAAAAAATCAAAACAGACTATCCGGTTCTTTTGAAAATTGATGAACCGCTAACTCAAGCTCAAGCTGAAAAACTGGAAATTGATATTGGGGATAGTTTGGTTTACGAAAAAATGGAGGCAATGGCAAACCGAAAAGATTTGCTAAAAAAATACAAATCAGTGAATTTAACAATCAGAACCTGGTCAAAATTAAACGGTAAAAATGGAAAAACAACTACAGGAACAGAGCCAAAAGAACGAAAAGTTGGCAGGGTTCCAGAGTCAGGCATTAGAAGCATTTTCGAAGGTGAAATCCCAATTATCTTCAAGCGAAATAGTGGTAATGGAGGCAATGACGGGTGATATAACCATTGGAAAGCACAACGAAATTAAGCCATTTAACGCTGAAAAGATGTTTAAAGACCTGGTTGCTTACGGAGTTGGAACTTGTGGCGTTAATACTGAACCTGACTTCTTACAAAAGGAAATCTAAGGGAATATGTGTTCAATCAACTCAAAAACTACACTTTTGAAGAAGTGAAAAGGGCAATTTATTTCAACGCATCAGGTGAATTTCCTGAAAAAATTAAGCCTTACAACCTTTTTGATGTCATTTTTCTATCAGATGTCATGACCCAGTGGCTAATCCTAAAAACACAAACCAGAAACCGGATAACTGCATTACTCCCCAAACCAAAAGAATCGGAACCGGAAACACCCCAAAGTTTATATCAGGGATTACTCAACTATATCAATAAAAATCAGGAGTTTCCATTCTCGTGGGCTTGGGAGCCAGTGTTCAATCACATGGATAAGGAAGGGCTGATCAAAGATACTGAGGAAGAGAAAAGAACTATTTGGAAAGCGGTAAAATCGGAACTTGAAATGAAACTCGAAATGGATTTACTGACTGTTGCGGACTTTATCGAGCGGTCAAAACTCAAAGATGAACTACCCGAAAGAGTCGCTAACGAATACCGGAAAAGACGGATAGTTAAGAATTTACAATATTTAATAACACCTAACTAATTAACCATGAACACAATAACTGACAATGAAGTAGCTGCAATTATGCTACTTGCAACCGGCATCTTTCTAATTTGCATTGCTGCAATCGGAGCAGTTGTTTGGTACTCGCATCATAACCGGACGGATTATCAGGATAATTCAACCGACAATCTGCCTGACACAATTCTTGATAAGTGGACTGATAACGAAAAAACTGGATATTGATGACCTACAACAAATTCGGAAACACCAAAGTAGTGGTCGATGGGATTAAATTCGATTCCAAAAAGGAGGCTAACAGGTACGGAAACCTGAAACTTTTACAAAAAGCCGGTGAAATTTCCGACCTGAAACTGCAGGTTAAAATGGAAATCATGGTTAAGGAAAAGAAAATCGCTACCTACATAGCCGATTTCACGTACATGGAAAAAGGGCAATACGTAGTTGAAGATGTCAAGTCAGATTTTACCCGAAAGAACCCTGTTTACAGGCTCAAAAAGAAGTTAATAGAAGCTATTTATAACCTAAAAATCAAAGAAGTATGAACGTATATTGCAGAGATCAAAACGAGGTTAAACGGGTTCTTGACCGAATCCATGAAACAACCTATTTCAGTAAATTAGTCCTAAAAAAGATTGCCGATAATTGGAAGGTATCGCATCCGGTCATTACCTTTGATCAGTATTATATCAGTTTAACGCCATTTGCAGACACGCACGATGACGGATTTATGAATGCTGACCAATACCTTAGACTATGAACCTTTACGCCATTACAACGCACCATAATAGGAATACGAGGCATGATCATTTAACCCAAGTTATTGAAAACTTGGAACTTGAAACCGATTTTTACGTTCATCCGATTTTAGCAACCGATTGGAGGATATTTGAGTATTCAACCCTTAAACCTCAACAGTACAAGCACCAATCCTTAACTTTGGCTTATTATCAAATTTGCCAAACCGCACTTTTTAGCCAACAGTCGCAGTTTGTAATTATTGAGGATGATTTGAATATCACTAATTTACGGAAGTTTTTGGAGTTAATTATGTTTGAGCCTGACGATATTCACCTCTGCTACCTTGCCCTCACCAAGCACAATCAGGAATCTGCTTACACAGAGCCCCACAACCACCTATGGAACAAGATAATAGCCAACTATTGGGAAACTCCGGCAACACTTTGGACTATCGAAATGGCGCAACTATTCATTGACTGGATCGAAAAGAAATTGGAATCAGGTCTGTGGCTCGGTCACATTGACCATGAACTACTGCAAATGCACACATCATTGAAACTTAATTACTACTGCCCCGTTGAACAATGTTGTTACGGTCTTTCATCAGAACCTGAAAAGGCAAAAGGGATAATCAGTTTAGAAGGGTCGATTTCTGCAAAATGAGCAACCTAACGCTAACCTGCGAAGATAACATGAACCTCATGGCGAGGTATCCTGATAAGTATTTTGAATTGGCGATAGTGGATCCGCCGTATGGGATAGGAATAAGCAATAATTCTTTTAGGCAAAAACAAGAAAAATCCGATTGGGATAATTCAATACCAGACATTTCTTTTTTCAATGAACTATTTCGTGTTTCGCAAAATCAAATCATTTGGGGAGGGAATTACTTTGATTTACCACCCTCGCAGGGCTTCATTATTTGGGATAAAAAGCAACCACAAGATTTTAGTAGTGCAATGTGTGAAATGGCTTGGATGAGCTTTCAGAAGCCCGCAAAGATGTTTAGAAAGCACGTTGTAACTGCCGAACCGAATAAGATACACCCAACGCAAAAGCCCGTAGCTCTCTACCGTTGGTTGCTCCAGAACTACGCCAAAAAAGGTGACAAGATTCTCGATACCCATTTAGGAAGTATGAGCATCGCCATTGCCTGTGACATGGAAGGGTATGATCTGACAGGCTGTGAACTTGATTCTGAGTACTTTAAAGCAGGAATGAAACGAATAGAAATGTATAAGAAGCAACAAACTATTGACTTTCCGGAAATTTTACCCTAACTTAGCCCCCACAAAATAATAAGCAATGAAAAAAGGATTAAAGGACAACGAATATCTGTATCAGATAGCTAAGGCAGTAAGCGGAATCGAATTTATGTTCGCAATGGTGATTATCGCTAAAGTGATATTTATTCTTATTGATGTTTTAAATAGTGCGGGTTGATGGATTTTAAAGAAGTCAAAATTTCAGAAGTAAAGTCAAATCCTAATAACCCCCGAATTATAAAGGATGACAAGTTTTTGAAATTGGTTAAGTCAATTTCCGAGTTTCCTGAAATGCTGAAAATACGACCAATTGTGGTTAATTCTGACATGGTAGTGCTTGGCGGAAACATGAGACTGAAGGCTTGTAAAGAAGCTGGACTTAAGAAAATACCGATTATTATTGCAGCCGATCTATCTGCCGAAAAACAGAGTGAGTTCATTATCAAGGACAACGTAGGTTTTGGGGAGTGGGATTATGAACTTTTGGCAAACGGATGGGATGCTGAAAAGCTACAGGATTGGGGACTCGATTTACCCGATTTTGGAACCGAAATTGAAGCTGAAGAGGATGATTTCGAAGTACCCGAATGTGGAATTGAAACTGATATTGTAATCGGAGACTTATTCGAAATAGGGGAGCATCGGCTACTTTGTGGGGATTCAACAGATTCAGACCAGGTTACCAAACTAATGAACGGGCAAAAGACTGACATGGTTTTTACTGATCCGCCTTATGGGATTGAAGTTGTTCAGGGAAATAAAGTTGGCGGAGGTGGTGAAACAAAATTTGGAAAGGTTGGAGGCGGAAAGGTTGTTGAATCAAAGACTTACTCTAAAATTATAGGTGACGATACTACTGATACTGCCAGAGACTTTTACCATACATGCATAAGTTTAGGCTTTGAAAACTTTATAATTTGGGGAGGGAATTACTTTACAGATTTTTTACCCCCATCAATGTGTTGGTTAATTTGGGATAAAGAAAATACCGGAAATTTTGCTGATGTTGAAATGGCATGGACTTCGTTTGATAAGGGCGCAAAACTTTATAAATGGTTATGGAATGGAATGAGTAGAAAAGGGGCAAGGGATGTTGAAGGTAAAACAAGAGTTCACCCCACTCAAAAACCAGTTGGATTGTTTGGAGACATTTTCAATGACTTCAAATTTGATTCTTGTTTTGATGGCTTTCTCGGTTCTGGTTCTACGATGGTTGCAGCACACCAGCTTAAAAGAAAATGTTACGGGATGGAACTTGACCCAAAATATTGTCAGGTAATAATTGACCGAATGCGTAAACTTGACCCTTCACTGGTAATCAAAAAGAATGGGGAGGTAATTCAATGAGCGATAAACTTGCAAAATACCCAAACTTAAAAAAAGGCGTTCCATTCAAAAAGGGATCATCAGGAAACCCTGCCGGAAGACCCAAAAAGATTCCTGAAATTGAAAAACTTCTTGCCAATGTACTGGGTGAGGAAAAAAACGGAATGACGGCAGCAGAAGCTATTCTCAGGTCATTAATTATTAAGGCTGTAAAAGGTGACGTAAGGGCAGCAGAAGTCCTCCTTGCACGTGGTTACGGATTGCCAAAACAAAACATAAATATTGACAATGAGGTGACAGTTGTTTTTACAAGAGACAATGCCAGTACTAAATATAAGCCTTAAAACACCCCATCCCAAACAACAGGAATTTCTTGACAATAGAGTTCGTTTTAATGTTTTAAAATGTGGTCGAAGGTTTGGAAAGACCGAAGTTTGTCAGGAACTTTTTTCAGAAATCATTGAATTAAACCAATTTTGTGGCTATTGGTCACCTACTTACAAAGATTTATACGAGGTCTGGCAGGAAACAAAACGACTTTTTAAGGATATTATCATTCATATTTCCGAAACCGTTAAGCAGATTATTTTCTACGGTGGCGCAAAATTAGACTTTTGGTCAATGGAAGATCCCGATTCAGGCAGGGGTCGAAAGTATCACAGGGCAATTGTGGATGAGTGCGAAAAGGCATTGAAGTTTGAACAGGCTTGGCTGCAGACAATCAGGGCAACCTTAACCGATTTTTCAGGTGATGGCTATTTTTTAAGCACACCCAAGTTTGGTGATACCTATTTCAAAAAGATGGCGAAGTTTGAGTTAACCGATTCGAACTGGAAAACATTTGTTTATTCAACTTACGATAATCCTTATATTTCCCGTGAGGAGTTAGAAGCAACCCGATTAATGTATGCCAACAACCCATTAATTTTTGATTGTGAATACATGGCAATGGATGTTGACGGAATGAGCCTGAACCCCTTCGCTCATGCCTTCAACCAAGATATTCACGTATCAGACAGGGCAATCTTTCAGCCAAATAAGCGGGTTTATGTTTCGATCGATTTCAACCTCAACCCTTTTGCGGTTACGTTTTCGCACATTTGGAGGGACTCAAATGGACTTCACGATCACACCTTCATGGAATCGAGTATTGAAAACGGATCGGTTCCAGCAATGGCAAAGCGCATTAAGGAATTGCTTGGTAGGTCACTTGCTAATTGTGTAATCACAGGTGATGCAATGGGAAGGAACAGGAACATAGCTGAAACGGATAATGCTTCGAATTATCAGCTTCTAAAACGACTACTTAACCTTCCAGATTCAGCCTTTTACGTGAAATCAAACCCAACCCATGACAGGAGCCGGAACGATACTAACTACACCCTGTTTGCAGCCACTCAGCCGGAATTTAAGTTTGAAAAGATTATCCACCCAAAGAATTGCCCTGGTCTTGTTGCCGATTACAAAACCGTTCAATGTGATGCTTTTGGGCATATCTTAAAACGGGATCGTAAAGATGTGGCACAACGGGCTGACTTTCTCGATACCGAAAGATACAAGATTCATTACTTTATTTTCCCTGAAATTGATAGAATTGCGAAAAGTTTGGGATTAAATAGAAAATAATTACCTTTACGGTACGAAAAGAAGGAAATGGCAAAAAGAAAGATAGGGCACCAAAACAAAGAATTTGAAAGGCTTTGGATTAGGCTTAAAAAAGATTTTCGGCATTTAAATGACAATAATTTAACTGCTAAAAAATTGTATATGTACATTCAAAGCAATTTCATTAGAACCGATTAACACACCGAACCATGTCCTGTAACACCTGCGTAAAAATCAACCCACTTCCTGAATGCCTTGAAGATTCTCAGGAATTAATTCTAACCGGCATATCCGTTGCCGATAATGACGATGTGGTTTATATCACATTAAAAGACGTTGCAACGGGACGGATGGAATATTTGCCATTTGAGGAAGTTGGAGCAACCGAAATCGACATCGAAATGACGGATTTCATGCCTATAATGGATCACCCCTATGAAATCAGGCTGCTTGGTCAGGACATGGAAACACTACCTTTTACCTTAACCAATCCCGATTTAACCACCGAAGAAGGCTGCTGCTTAGAATTTGGCATCATGTCAGGTCTTACTTGGGGAGGCGGTAATCTTGAATTGTCAACAACAACTTGTCAGGTATGATCGACCTAATATACACCATCCTGATCACCTGTGCCGTCACCTTTGGCGTTTACGCTGCTTTTCGGTATGAGTACAATCTAATTGATAATCGAATCGAAAACGCTCAGATATTTGGCGTAATAGCTTACCACCTTGACGGTTTCCTACCTGAATTTATCCGCAAACCTATTTACGGCTGCCCTCCTTGCATGGCAACGGTCTGGACTCCGGTAGTTTGGTTTATGCTTTTAAACCTTCCTTTCGATCTAATGTTTTTCGCTGCATGGCTCGGTGTTGCCGGAATCAACTGGTTAATCGTTAAAAATTTAGAAGTATAATGTTCGACAAAAAAAAGCAAGAAAAACCCGATTTAAAGAAAATTTACGAGGCTCACAAAGACGAGATTTTATCCCTTGTCAGAATGGACCTGCCTAAACTGGAGGCGGACGAATGGTTTAAGAACATGACCATGAAATACGTTGATGGCAAAGGAAAGAAGTATTACGAATTTACTGCCGGTACCTTGCAACCGCCACTCGAAAGAACGGCAAAGGCAATGGATATTATGATGATGATGAGTAAAGGATTGTCGGGTGAGGAAACCCTGAACATGGTCGATGCTATTTCGGAGCAATTGGCACTCGCATTTGCAGGAAAGAAAAACAACGCATTTGTAAATATTGGTGCGCTTTTAAAGGCAATGACAGATCGGGTAAATATGCCCTTTCACATTGATTTGATGTATGAATTTATTGCCGTTTGGAAGGTACGGGAAGATGAATTACCTCATGTTTTTTCTCAGGAAATCCACGAACAAAAGGTGAAGCAATTCAAGGAAGATAACAGGGGTAAAAATTCATTCTTTTTTTTTCAAGTGCCGGAATTGAGAATGGTAAACGAACACTTAGGGTCTACCGAAGCCGAATGGATGCAATTATGCAACGAATCGGATCGAAAAATAAAGGCTCTGACAGAGTGGATAAAGACCCTTTCGACTGGCGCAAAGCAATCGCAAAGCACAAGGAAGACCGAGAAGCCTATGTAATGATGGTAGCCGAAAACGATCCATTGAAATACAAAGAGTTTATGCGGTCTTCCTGTTCTGTTTTCTTAACTGCCCTTGAATCATTTGCCCGAAGGATTGAATCTCAGGAGGAGCAGAAAAGTAAGGTTAATGAACAGGTTAAAAGGAAATAGTTGTATATTTACATCGGATTTTGATTTTAGTGACGCATCTTTTTGACCACCTACGCCAATAGGTGGTTTTTTATTTCCCAAATTTCTTATATTTGCCATCAGTCTGCGGAACGTGCAATAAACGTTTGAATCTCAAATCAAACAGCAATGGCAGACGTTCAAGATATAGCAGTAAGGTACACATCGGCAGTTGATGAACTGGTTTCTGACCTCAATAAACTGGCTAATGCTCAGGATGAAATTATTCAGGGAGAGAAAGATCAGGAGAAACAGGCACAAAAAACAGAAGTATCTCAGCGTGAGGCATCTAAACTAAGGATTGCGAACCTCAAAAAAGAGGAGCAGGAACTTAGGAAGTTAGAAGCAGCCAAAAAGAAAGCATTCACGGTTGGAGATATTTCAGCCTACAATTCCAAGATTGCCGAAACTCAGAAACGAATATCGGTACTCAAAAACGAAACTTCTTCCTTTGCCAGTTCAGCTAAAAACATCTTTGCCGGAGTTGCCGGTGGGCTCGCTGCTGCTTTCTCGGCTCAGGCGGTTATCAATTTCACCCAACAATCGGTTCAGGCATTTTTAGAAGCTGAAAAGAACGCTCAACGTTTAAAGTTTGCCATCACAACCATTGGCGGGGAGTCGGAACTGCAGTTCGAAAGACTGATTAAGCAGTCGCAGGAACTCCAAAAGATCACCGTTTTTTCAGATGATTCCATACAACAGGCTCAGGCTGCACTATCGGCTTTCGGCTTAACGGCTGATGAAATCGAAAAACTTATCCCAAAACTTGCCGACTTCGCAACAATTACAAGTCAGGATATTACCTCAGCAGCGCAACAGGTTGGGGCAGCCTTAGAAGGAAACGGACGGGAATTTAAAAAGTATGGTATCGAGGTGTCGGCTGCAGCTTCCAGAACCGAAAATTTATCATCTGTTTTAGATGGACTGGTAAAATTTGAAGGGGCTGCTACGGATGCCACCCAAACATTAACCGGTCAACTTGAGCAGCAAAAGAATCAGATTGATGAACTGCAGGAGTCGATTGGTGAAAAACTTGCCCCTTCATGGGTTCGGGTTAAGAAAGCATTTTTGGAATACATTCAGGCAATCATTACCTCCAAAGATGAATTAACCCTTGAAAGTATCGAGCGGGATCAGAAAGATAATGCCGATAAAACTATTTCAACTTTACAGGTTACGGCTAAAAAGATACAGGAACTTTACAACATACCTTTTAATGAAGCCTACATTAAGGCATTAGAACTTCAAATAAAGACCGAAGAAAAGGTTCGGGATAGTGCCGCAAAAGGAAATTTGGTAAGTGATGCCCGTAGGTTTGGTAATGCGGTGGATGCCCTTTCGATTCTGAACAAAGAACTGGAAGACTTCAATCAGAAACTTATTGCCGATGCAGCCGCTCAGGAAGCTTTAAACGCAAGGGTTCTTTCAGGCTCACAACTTCGCAAAACATCGACCGAAGAACTGATTAAGTTATCAGAAAAGGAAAAGGAAATCAATGACGAGGTTGCTAAAAACAACATCAAAAACATTGATGCGGAAATCAAAGCCCGTGAAAAAGCAGCAGAAGAATACAAAAAGAATCTGAAAAAACTGGCTGATTTACAAATTGAGAATATTGATGATGAGAAACAGAGAAGAATAGCAGCATTTGAGCAAGAGAAAAAAGACCTGACATCTTCCGGTAAACTCAGGGCTGACACAATAGTTGAACTTGAAAAGAAACTGGTTAAGGACTTAAACGAAATTGACCTGAAACGAAATGTGGATCCTTTGTTTCGTGCGCCTGAGCAGTCTGTCGATCAGAATGTGGTCTTAAACCCTGAACTTCAAACGGAGGTAAATTCTCTGATAGCACTTGGAAAGACCGAAGCAGAAGCGATTGCAGAGGTTTTAGAAAATGTCCGTAAAAAAGTAGCATCACCGGCAGAGGGTATTGCTAAGTCATGGATTTCAGCCAACGAACAAATCTTAGCATCTTCCCTTCAACTATTCGGTGAACTGACAAGCCTGTACGATAATTTCGCCAATGCAAGGGTAGATCAAATTACCCGCCAAAAAGAAGCGGATATTTCAGCTATTGATGAGCAAATCGAAGCCAATAAGGAAGCACTTGAAAACCGTCAGATAACAAACAGAACCGAAGAAGAGTTAAATAAAAACCTGACCAATCAGAAAATTGAAGCCGAAAAGAAAGCGGATAAAGAAATCCGAAAGATCAGACGGCAACAGGCAATCATTGACAAAGCAAACGCCCTGTTTCAGATTGGCTTAAATATCGCTATCGCCCTTTCCAACGCTGCTAACCTTGCTACTTTCGGGGCATTGTCACCTCTCATCATTGCTCTTGGTGCCGCCCAGGCTGCTGCAGTTGTCGCTCAACCGATTCCCGCATTTGCCAAAGGTACCAAAGGTAAACAGGGTTCGGGACTTGCCCGTGTTGGTGAGCAGGGAGAAGAAACCGTATTTTTACCACACGGGGCAAAGGTGCTACCCAATAAGCAAACGAAAATGTATGCCGGTCTGATGGATTCTATGTTCGACATGAACGCAGACAAATACATCTACAAACATTTCGTGGCACCGGCTCTGATGGCTCAAAAAAGGGAATACGATTCTAAAGGTAGATCAGGTGGTTCGTTTGCTGAAAATGTGGCAAATGCTAGAAAGTTACCGCCTCCGACATCAACCAAGATCAATATTCCTTCATCCTACACCATGAGCAATACCGATGAACTGGCAGATAAAATCGCTTCCCGTTTAACCACTAATCGCAGAAGATTATGAGTTATGCCATAGAAGATTATTCACGGACATTCATTTATATTACAGATGGATTTCGGGAATATTTTGTGCCTAAATTCCGGCTTTCGATGCAGGTTAATGAACCGTATTTAACGCTCAAATGGAATATTCCCGAAACGGGCGGAAATAATAGGGTGCTTACAATCGATTATACACAGGTTTCAAATTACGGTTATTCAGGCAATCCGACATCTGCTTCCGACCTTGAAGATATTATACTTGGTTACATCGATTCAGCTTGGACGGATATCAACACAGGGGATTTACTTTCGGCAAAGGCTGATTTACTTTCTCACAATGGAATCACAGACACGATATTGCCTGCCGGTGCAAATGAATCACTTTTAAGGCGCAACAATTCAACCCTTACAGGTCTTGAATGGGTTCCGGTATCTACCGTTGTACCTTATTCGAGTTCAATTGTAAGGAAGTCTGCCGATACCACAACCGCAAGCACTTCACTGGCAAATATAGCAGATATGAATTTTGCTATTGCTGCCAATGAAACATTATATTTTACCGCAACATTAAAGATCGGTTGCTCAGCAGCGAACGGAGCAAGATACGCCATCACAGTTCCTACCGGAGCAACACTCTTCGCCTACTATATGGGAATGAACACAACAGCAATTGGTCAGGGCGTTCCATCTTGGTTGACTGTTTCAGGTACGGAAGGTGCTACAACAAACGCATTGATAAACGCCAATCAGATTGTAATCATTAAAGGTTACATAATTAATGGAGTAACTGCCGGCACTGTAAATATTCAGGGAAGGACGGCAAATGCTGCCAATACTGTAACGTATTTTCAAAACTCATGGATAGAGATTCATAACTAATGGCATTTAAATTCTACATAGATTCTCAGTTAACCGATCAGCCTGAAAACGACAAGCAGTTAACAACCTCGATAAAACGGGACTCATCTCTTGGCGCGCTGCTTTTAACTCAGGATGTTAATCTTGTTTGGTTTGGAAATAATGATCCGGATCTTGGCACAATTTCAGCTTACAGTTATTTAAAATCGCTTTGGGAAACGGGAATATGTGGGGAGGCTGAACTTAAAATTTATGATCAGATTTCTGATTCGGTTACGTACCTGCATTATACCGGCATCATAAAAATTGCGGATCTGAAATTTAACCTTCAAAGAGTCAGCTTATCAACCACCGTTGAAGATAACTCCTTTTATTCGTATATCAATAACAACAAGTCAATTAAGGTTTATTTGACATCGGATAAAACAAAGTCAAAATTAAACATCACACCGCCGGCATTTTACGACATCCAATGCTTTGATTCGGAGTTTGGAGTCTACGGCAATGACGTGAAAATGTACCGTGTGTATGATATATTCGAATTCCTTATTGGTGCCATTACAGACAATAAGGTTGGGTTTTATTCCGACTTCCTGCAATCAACTGACATTGAACTGTTTTTAACCAAAGGATTCTGTCTGATTAATCCAAACAGGGAACCAGATATTCCAATTGAGGTATCGTTTCAGCAGCTATTTGATGAGATTAAGAAGCTACCTATATCAACCGATACACCTGAACCGATCAGTTTCTTTATTGATAATTCCGACCCCGACAACCCAATACTTCGAATTGAGAATGAAAGCTACTTCTTTGATTCCGCCGAAGTTTACCGGTTTACCGACATTAAGGAATTACTCATGTACGCCGAAACTGAAAAGCTATATTCCCTTGTCAGGGTGGGTTCGGATAAGACCATTGATGGGGCTGCTCCTGAATACACCTTCACAGAATCAACTTCATACTTTGGGTTTAAAGAGGAAACGTTTCCGGTGTTTGGTCAATGTAATAACGATGCAGAACTAAATCTTGTCAACAACTTCATTATTTCCTCCAATGCGATCAATTCGGCATACATGGGAGGAGTGACCGATTTTATTGATGACATCTTTTTAATTCAGGTAGACACCTCAACCGACCAGGCGGTAATGCACTCCTTTTACGGGCAGTCACCACCTTTTTACTACAACATCGGACTGAATAACGCAAATAAGTTAACCCTATACTCAAACTCACTTCAAAATAATATCGGGAACTTTTTGGGTATCGGTTCAGATGGTTTCCGCTCATCCCTTTCAGTTGATAAAACTTATACCAACAATCCCAATGTTCCGGGAGGTTCAACCTTCATTCCTTCGGTCTTTGGAGGTGGTTATCTGCAGATCCCGCACCCATTATTTATTGACGATATTACGGGCAATAACTTTGATGGAAACAATAATTTTGACCCTGCGACCGATCAGTACTTGGTTCCTGCCGATGGTAATTATTCTTTCGGTGGTGAACTTCGTTTTACCATTGAAGGGCTGCAGTCCAATATTTGGTTTAGGATAACTTACAGTGTACTGCATTACGATTCCACCATGACAACAGTTAAAAGTTCAGCCGGAACACTTCACAATTCAGGATCCAACGGAAATTTTTCCCTGTCCTTAAATCATGCCTGTGTGGCTCAGGCAGGTGATATTGTTATTCCAGTGGTAACAGTCAGGCTTTATGTGGCAAATGGTGGTAACTGGCCGCCAATTCCATACTACCAAGCCGTTAAGTTTCAATCCATCAGCTTCTTTGAGTGCAATGGAACTCCCGAAGGAGGCATCACATTATCAGCCAACCAGTCCGATAATTACAGAATACTTGTTGCAGAATTTACAGATTCAATCCCCGTTAATTCGTTTCGAAACATTGTTAGTAATCCCAAAGCATTGTACCCATTTGAAAAGGATGGTATCACTCGTTTTGGGTGGATTAAGGAAATGAAACGAAACGACCAGACAGGACTCACACAAATTAAACTCATCACATCAAATGCCGCTACTCCTTGAACCTAATCAGCCTTATTTCCCTGATCCAAATTTGATCATGCCTCGCTCCTGCGATGGAAATTACCAGTTTCTATTGCAGCCAGGCGATGAATTTAAGGCACAATTTTACCAAACTCCATGTAATGCTAATGCGGTATCTGATCCCAATTTTGCGGACATCACGCAAGGATCTGAACTGATTGTAAACGGAGACTGGGTAAGTGATCCGGTGGGTGCTTGGACTTACGATGTGGGACTGGTTCATTGGGCTTATGATCCAGCTGAGGTTGTTAATACTTTCACGCAACCATCTGTATTAACGGCAGGTTTAAGTTATCAATTGGAATTTACTATTTCAGGGCTTACATCTGGCAACTTCCTTGACATCTTTTTAGGTTCAACCAATCAAACAATCACGATTTCAGATAACGGAGATTACTCACTTGTCCTTGTTGCCGGTTCAGACAATACCGATTTGGTGTTTTCAGCAGTTTCAGTCAACTTCTTATTTTTATCGGGTATTTCCTTAAAAGAATACACCTTTAACGATTGGGACACAAACGGCAACTGGCAAATTAATGATGGAATCGCCTGTGCAGTTGGTGGTACAACGGGAGCCTTACAGGAATCGGTTTCAAATTACATTCTATCAGGTGAATACTGGCAGCTAACTTTCACCGTTTCAGGAATGACTCAAGGGACAATTACTCCGTATCTTGCAAACATGGCAGGTACCGCAATTTCATCAAACGGAACGTACACGATTTACAAAACTGCAGGTGCTAACGGGGTGGTTAAGTTTGTACCTTCCGCTAATTTTGATGGCTGCATAACCCTTCCCGATGCCAGAAAACTTAAAAATGATTACGAGGCAACCTTATATCTGAACGAAGATAGTTACGATATTTCCTCATACTTCGAATATTACAACCAGTATGTTACCTTAAATTACAATCCAGATGATGACGATCTGCCTTATGGGTGCTTTACCGTTGAAATTTTAGATTCCTGCGCCGTTCAATTTGATGAGGTAGTAACTAATGGTGAGTTTGCCGGTGGAGCTGGTAACGTGGTGCCTGACTGGACAAAGAACAACGAATCGACCATGTACAATTTTGATGGTAGCAACTGTAAGTTTATCCGCTCAAGTTCAGGGCAGACCAATGGGCCATTTTTAAAGAACGTTCAGAATGTTAATTTGGTTGCTGGAAATTATGAGGTAACATTTGAAATTATTTCGAACACGGACACACTTGGAATTGGTGCAACGATCGGACTTGACGGTGCTTATTTCGGGGCGTATTTTACTACCGTTGGCGTTCACACTTTTACCATTTCTGGGTACGATCCTAATAATCCATTAATCTCACCTATCAACTTGCAGCGTGTTTTAGTGGTTGGAAAATTCAATGTGGACGGTGCGCCACATACGGGTGAAATCGTTGTTGATAATGTTTCGGTTCGCAGGGTTGCTCCGTTTGATGCTACTTATACCTCTGAAACTGTTAATTACAGGGCTGAACATACGGGGTCGGTGCTGATTCAGGCGTATTCCGATCAACCCGCTTACGGCTTGGAATTTGAAAACACGGGCTTTGTTTTGCAGCAAAGAATGACTGCCGTTTTTTGGGGAGCGGTTCAGGAGAAAAATAAAAACGTTTCAACTTCAGGGTCAGGTAATCGGAGGCTGAATTATTCCGAAAGCATGAAGGTTTACCAGTTCACTACTGAGTGGCTATCTGATACGGCTCACTCTTGCTTTTCGGCTCAACTTGATATGGATCATTTGTTGATCGGCACTAATGTAGCTAATCTGAAAGAGTTTGTTGCTAACCCTGATAGTTACACTCCTGAATGGAGGGAAGACTATAATTTAGCGACAACAACCGTTCAGTTAACCGTAAAGGATGGTGCTGAAAAGTACAATAGGCATGTGGATTAGTGCCGAATAAATCTACTTTGTTTGGAAGTCATTTTTTAAAAACTTTCAGCCTCCCGATTGCTTCCTTTAAAATCAATTCGGCATCCTTTGCTTCATCCTTTGAGAGTTCATGCCGGAATGATTTCAGACTTGCGTTTACCGTGTCGACTGCTTTCTGATAGTTAACCGTTGGTAGCCTGAACGGTCGGCTGCGGGTTTTGCATTTGTAGGGTGAGTGGTTTGCCATTAGTGGATATTGATTAAATTTCTATGAGGACTTTTCGTATTATACCATTCAATAAATCTTACAACTGCTTGCCAAGTATTTTCTATTGCGGTCATTCCGCCCATTGAAGATATTTCTCCATCGCTAACATTAGGTCTTGAAATATAAGTTACATCCATTGCGCTGGGTATCCATGTGATTCGTACATCATAATTCTTTGCAATTTTTTCAACAACGGGCATGATCCAATCCCATCGAGTGTGAAATTCTGCATTTGAAATTTGCTCAGAAATCCATCCCGTATTTCTGTCATCATCAATATTATATATAGGGTAAAGATTTGGAAACATATAAGTTTGACCATCTTCATAATGCTCCCATCCCATAAATTTGGCAATCAATTTATTGCCGCTTAATATTTCTTCGCGCTCTGTGTATTTATTTTTTTTCATATTAATTCTTGGTTTAATCCTGATGATCTGAAAAGTATCTGACAAATTTTCCTTTACTATTTGCATAGCTTATTTCATTTCGTGTACTTTCCCCGATATACCCATTTACATCAATAACAAATATGCCATCGCTATTATCAATTTTTCTCTTATGAACCTCATCTAATATTGTTTTTTGTTTATCGGTTAATGGGATGTCATCGGCGTGGCTAAAGAAAGAGACCGAATAAACTATATTGCCTTCTAATGATAAGCGTTTATTTGCCTCTTCAAATTCCTTTTTGAATTTAGTTGATCCGCATAAAGTTATCTTTCCCATATTTTTTAGTTATATTATTCGATTGTTTGTAAAAATTCTCTGTGTTCTGAAATAAATATTATTTCTTCTTCTGTTAATAAACAAGCAATTGTTAAGTAGCCATTATCTAACTTAGCATAATAAGGTAGTTTTTCAAGAAAGTAAACTAACTGCCCGTTACCTCTTTTTAGGTTGTGTTTATTTGGTAGTCCATTATAAATATTTTGACTATATTTTATCCATCCTAAAT